CTCAGAGTTCAAGATCCCTCCTTTAGGGGAGGAATCTGCCGGAATACTAGGCAACTGGTTGTGGCCTGAAGCTCTCCACAGGAGTGCTTCGGGTGACACCAGTATAACAGATGTTAACGTTGCTGCCATCCGGGAAAACGGGAAGGCAAGAATCGTTACTAGCGGTTCGTTTTGGAAAGAAACGTTGTTACAACCTTTCTCTCACATAACGATCAACCTACTCAAAGTATTGCCCCAACTGAAAGACAGTCTTGGCGCTGGGCGCCACGGCTGGAAATTCATTTCGGCAATCAGGTACAGTAAAGGTGACGTGGAGGGTTTCAACTGGATCTTCGATAAGAAGAAGAAGAAGATACTCTACACCACTGACTGGAAAGGAGCCACGGATGGTCCTTCTCCCCAAATGGGAAGATGGATCATGGGTGACCTCTTGAAAAAATGTGGTCTCCACACTAACATAGTCAACGAACTAATGAAGGTGTGGGTTGGACCTAAACAAATGTTCTACAAAGGAGTCTTCCAAGGTACTCTAACAAAAGGAATACCCATGGGAGACCCCCTTACAAAGTCAAACCTGTCAATTGCCCAGCCTATATGTGACATATACGCCAGAGAACTGAGCCGTTCCCTCTCATACAAGAAAGGAAACGGAGATGACCTTGCCGCCCTGGTAGAGGAGGGGGATTACCCACTCCACCACCAGGAGGCAGCAGAACAACTGGGCTACGAGGTTTCCCCGGACGATGAATGTATTTCAAAGTGCTGGGGAACCTACTGCGAAGAATATTTCTACATTCCTCAATCACCGATAAATACCTGTGTTTGGGGAAGTAGATTTAAAAACTCATTGTTACTGCCATACCTTGACACTCCAAAACTGAGAGTCATGCTGGCAACAACAAAAGACCGACCTGATTTCTCAAGTGACCCAAGAGGGAAAGTTACACTCTTGGGGCACGATGAGGAATACATTCATAAAAATGATCCCGGACCACTCAAGCAACTTTTTGCAGTTGCTTCCGCATTCCAGGACATAAGCTTAGCTACGATTGACAATCCGGTACCCCTGTTTCTACCGAGACAGGTTAATGGTGTGGGAAAACCCCCACCACACTGGAATGTTCAATCTTGGATTAACATACTTAAGAGATGTACTCCCTGGCACAGGAAGTACTACCTCCAAGTAATGTACGAATTCAATGAAGGAATTTCGGGCATCTCGGTAAACCGGGGTGCGTTAAAAGAAACCAACCATTTCCACAGGGAAATGATGGTGGAACTTTACCGTATTCCTAAAGATCATGCAGTCAACGAACACCTCCTGGTTTCCGATTCCGATTGGGAAAAGTACCCGGAAGGTGTTCTACAGAAACTGGTTAGTACCGGCTATCTTATTCCTGAGAGTAAGTTAGCGAAGTACTTCCTTATGCAACAGAGACTTGAAACTCTTGAGCAGGACCTGAAACAGGACCTATTCGAGACTATCAAAACCGAAATTAAACAATACCCCGACACTGAAGAATTCAGAGAAGAGGAAATTGTTGAGCGTTTTAGTTCACTGTACCACGATCAACCCTGGAGGCTTAAAACCTTTAGGAAAGAACCACTGTACAGTGAAGAATCAATTAGACACTTAGAAAACTGTTCTCCGTTAACGGTGAGCAATATTCAATTTGGTCTACTCGGCAAATTTAGTAGGAAGCCTCCCCCGCAGACTGAGTACGCTCGGTCAGCGGCAAGGCTCTACGACTGGTTCTATGGCTACCGCTGGAGTGTTCTTATGGATATGGACCCGGATGAACCGGATCCACCAACCGAAATCCTGCAAGATGACCCAATCATTATCGACAAGATTGGATTGGAATCATCACACTGCCATATCATTGTTACTGACGATGTTAAATTATTCAGGCTTGCCTTGAATAAATTTCCATCGAAAGTTATCATGAGAATGAGTGTTTCCCACTACCTCCAAACCAATCTTTGGTTTAGGGATGAGTCGGGAATAATCTTTAGAGACGACTATGACATCCCCAACAGAGGGGATGTACAAAACCTTCTACTGCCCAACGAAGTGTTCAACGATGGACACGAAAGGAAGGAGATGTTCTACGACCAGGCCCTCGAACAACTGTTCAGAGAGGACCTTGGAAGTAGTCAACTATCTATCACTGTCCACAGGGACAGAGGTAGCATAGAGTCGTTCGAAAACAAATATAATGATGATGGAACGGGAATCCTTTACCAAACGGTTGGGATACCCTGGACCTCAAACATTTCGGCTAAGAACCTAGCAAGGAAACCACACCATGGGTTCTTTGCGGGGATTCAAGGAAGGGCATTTAGTGATCTACGCTTCCCACGGTCCCTAGGGACAGAGGAGATGTATAGAAGACTAAAAAATATATCAAATAACCCGCTGTAAGCAGAAAGACAAGCTTTCTTTAGCTTTGCAGGTAATTTGGCCGTAAACTCAAGCAGTCTCGCTCGCCATAAGCCGGAGATTTCTCCCCTTTAGGCTAGCGAGGTCGTCGACTTCCGAG